GATGTAAGCATTCAGCGCGTACATAAGCAGCTCGGTGTTGAGCGCTTAAAGCCGGCGCTCCGTTCGGATGGTAAGCCGTGGACAAAGGCGCAGATTCTACAGGAGTTCGGGTTTCCTGTTCTGTCCAAGGAAAAGGCAAACAAAATCTACCTATTACAAAATCCCACTCCTGATAACGCAACAGTCAGACACGCCATAATTACAGGCGAGACAGGCGAATATGGCGGGAACCGTACCAATAGCCGAATGAAACTGCCGCAAAAATGGCTAAATTTGTTCGGCGGATATGAAAACGAGAATGAGGGCGTTGAATATCAAAAACCCAACTTTCTTGTGAGTGACAAATGCTGTTATTACCTCAAGGAGAAGCCCTGTAATGATTGGGCTAAAGAGCACAACAGTGTTCCGTTTCTTGGTCTTATGGCTTCGGAGGGAGGCAGAAGAGAGAAGAGCCTGATGCTCAATGGATGCAATTATTTCGGGGAAACATCCATAAGATCCTGCCCGTTTGCAATATTCACGAGACAAGACCTTTTAAAGCTTGCGACAGAATTAAACGTTCCAATTCCTGAAATATACGGCGAGATTAAGTCGCGTAATCAGAGGTGGGAGGGTGACATAGGAGAGCTGTACACCACAGGAGCGCAAAGGACGGGCTGTTCCATGTGCGGCTTTGGCATACACCTTGAAGAACGCCCACATCGATTTGACCGACTTCGGGAGAAAAACGAAAAAGAGTGGGAATTTTGGATGTACCGATGCGTGACCGACCCAAAGACCAATGACAGATATGGCTGGGGCAGGGTGCTGGACTACATAGGGGTGCAGTGGGAGGACAGATATATCGATTGGAGCGAAAGACAAATGAGCTTTTTTGAGGAGAAAGAAAATGGCACTTAAATTTGCAATTCAAACAGTCTTTGAAATCGCCGTCGTCGTACTTATCATCTATGGCTTTTGCCGCGAGGACAAGCTCATAGAGCTTGAAGATAAGATAAAGGCAAGAATCCGAGAACGGACAGGCCATAACAGAAATGGAGACAAATCATGATAACTAACATCGAAGTAACAAAACTTTTGCAGCATCCTGACAACCCGAGAAAGAGTATCGGCGATGTCACGGAGCTGGCGGAATCCATCAAAGCGCGCGGTATCCTGCAGAACCTGACGGTCGTTCCGGCCGAAAACGGCATGTATACCGTTATCATCGGGCACAGACGACTCGCGGCCGCGAAGCAGGCGGGACTGGCAGAAGTTCCCTGCGCCGTGGTTGATATGGACTATAAGACGCAGCTGTCTACGATGCTGCTTGAAAATATGCAGCGCTCTGATTTGACGGTCTACGAGCAGGCACAGGGTATGCAGATGATGTTTGACCTCGGCGTGCCGGTTGCCGAAATCGTCGAAAAGACCGGCTTCGCCGAAACGACTGTGCGCAAGCGCCTGAAGATAGCTACTTTGCCTACAGAGCAGATGCAGCAGGCGGTGGAGCGCGGCGGAAAGCTCGAGGACTATGTGCAGATAGCGGACATAAAAGACGCAGAAGAGCGCCGCGAACTGCTGAAAGTTGTCGGAACACGCGAGTTTGAGTTCAGCCTTACTCGCGCGAAGAAGCGACAAATTGAAGCCGAAAAAACACCGCTTGTCAAAGCCGAGCTAAAGTCAATCGGCGCGAAAGCCGTAAAAAACCAAATCTACAGCACCGCCTACGAGCG